ATGGCAAATAAACAAAGAAAAATGATAGCTAACAATAAGAAGGCGCGTCATGACTATTTCATAGAGGAAACTTATGAGGCAGGAATTGTCCTCACGGGTACCGAAATCAAGTCAGCACGTCTTGGTAAGGTCAGCATCAAAGAAAGCTACGCGCGAATCGAAAAAGAAGAGATGATGATATACGGAATGAATATCAGCCCTTATGAGCAGGGGAATCGTTTCAATGTGGATCCGCTCAGACCGCGAAAACTTCTTCTTCACAAGAGGGAGATTCGCAAGCTGATTGGTGCAACCAAGCTAAAGGGTCTCACGCTAGTTCCTTTGACCATGTATATAAACGAGGCAGGCCTAGCGAAGCTAGAGATAGCTCTTGCTCGAGGTAAGAAGAACTACGATAAGAGAGACGCTATAGCAAAGCGCGATGCTTCAAGAAACATGGAGCGCGCAATGAAGCAGAGATAGATTCCTTAGCTGCAGGACGGGAGGACTTGAGCCTGCGTAATCCTGCATTTGCTAGGGTATATCATATATAAGTAAGGCGAAGCTTTGACTCATGAACATGGGGATGTAAAGGTTTCGACGGGGGTGTAGAAGCCCGATAAGCGAGCCGTGGTTCCGGATCCACGTAAAAAGTCGGACGTTAAATATAAACGCTAAAAATAACAACAAACTCGCATTTGCTGCGTAATTAGCAGCCCGCGTGCCTATTCAGGTTCACCTACAGACCTGATGTCGGCATCGACTATGTAGGAAAACTTTGCGGTGAGGCCCGTAACCGTAAGGGACTAACGGGATAACTGTGGTAGTAGTCTGCTGATGAGCGGCTGCCACGGCGAAAATCTATTCATCAGCTGCGCTCGGAGAAAATCGAGTGGAAATGCTTTCGGACGCGAGTTCGACTCTCGCCATCTCCACCAAAACGACTTGAACCGTTGAAATTTCAACGGTTCATTTTTTCTGTACACGGTCTGTACACGTTTATATCTTGATTTCGTCTAAAACTTTAACAGCTTTCTCCTGTTCTGCAGGATAAAAATGGCTATATCTATTTAATGTCTGTTCAATATTTTTATGTCCGAGCCGTCGGCTAATCTCTAAAATATTTATATTATTGTTAGCCAATAGCGAGGCGTGACTATGTCTAAAGTCATGGATCCTGATGTGATGTAGCCCTGCTCGTTTTGCTGCCTCTTTGTTCACGTTTTCTATGCTCGTGTCCCTAAGCGGTTTATATCCACCAGTTATGTAAAAGTTATCATTAAAGCCGTCAAAATCTTTGCATTGAGCATAGTGCTGCTCAAGCACTCTTTTTAGAGGTTCAGGAACTTGTAAGGTGCGATTGCTACTCATATTCTTAGGTGGTGTTTCACGGTCCCCTCCTGATAGTTTTTGTGATATGCTTTTGCTAATGGTTATAGCGCTGTCTTTATAATCTGACCACCTAAGGGCGTGTATTTCGCCTTTTCTCGCTCCTGTAAAATAAGCAAGCATAAAGAACACATAATAGTCATAAAAACCTTTCTCAAGAGCGATTTCGCGGACGTAAACTATATATCGCTTGAACTCATTTGGTGTATAGAATTGTATTACATCTTTCCCTTTATATGGATTCCTGAAATTACCGACCTTATTTAAAGGATTGCTCTTAAGATATTCTTTTGATACGGCCCAATTCAAAATAGACCTAAATTGACCGTAGATGTTTTTCTTCATCGTGTGGGATAATGGCAAATTACCTATTGATAACTTCCATTCGTTTAGTCTTCGCACGCTAAGTCTATTTACGCGAATATCCAAAGGGTAAATGTATTTATAAGTAATTCCCTTAGCTTTTTTCAGGGTCGATTCCCTTACATCAATTTGTTTAAATTCAAAATATAATTCAATTAGATCCTGGAGCATCATATTGCTATGAACCTGCTCATTTTTGTTCTTGTTTAGCTTTGCTTCTAATTCTTTTGCTGCTGTAAGACCGTAAGCTATACGTGTCAAAGAACGATTTTTGCCACTGTCATCAATATAATTTATTCTTACTCTGTACTTGGATAGTCCGTCTCGCTTTTCCTTTGTTTTATAAATTGGCATGGCAACCTCCTTGATTTTGGGTACAAAAATACCCCTACATTTGACATTCAGGGGCTGCAATGGTACAATTTCGTTGTTCAGACGGGTTGTACCTTACAGCCTTATGCATTGCCCTCGGTTTCAGTCGGGGGCTTTGTTATATTTCTTTCTTATCGATTATAAAAATTAAAAATTTATGTTATTTTTTCGCTTCATATTTTGGTTTTTTGCCATTAGCCATATCGTTAAGAGCTTTTTCATATTGTTTGGCTTGCTCCGGTGTTAAATATCCGCTAACTCTCATTAAAGTAGCGCCTTGCAAGTAATCATATTCATACACAAGAGGGGCGGATAATGACTGCAGATAGTCCATTCTTTTTTTTGCAAGGCTATGCGTTTCAAAAACTTCTACATCCACACCAAGAAGATAATTATCTTTTTCAAATTCTTCAATTGTTTGAAAATCAGATACCTCTGCATTATCATAAGCTGTTTGGATAGCTAAAGTATCATTAACTAAAGCTTTGCTTTTATATCCGTTTGGACGACCGAGTAAAAGGTTAGGGTCGGTCTTTTCATCATAAGTTGTGATTTCTTTCAAAGGGAATCCACCATCTTTTAACATCTGCTCAACTTCTGTGGCTGTCATTCTCTCTAAAATAACATCTTTCTTTTTATTCGATTTATTCGGCGAAGATGTGTTAGATGAACATGCCGGTAACATAAGAATTAAGACAATTAACATTGAAATACTGAGTGCTTTTTTCATTTTTTTATCCTTTCATTAAAATAATAACATCTACATTTAAAACTTAGCTCTAAGTTCTATAACATTGCCTAAAAACCTTATAGGAAGTTCTTCAGTTTTGAATTGTTGTAAATAATTTATAGCCAAGTTTATCCGCTAAAGTCCTTTGAGATATTCCTTTTAATCTTCTATAGTATCTAATTTTATCTTTAAACATTGCTAGATACTCATTTAAAACATTGAAATCGTTGAGTGGAATACACCAACGCACTCTCCTATTACAGTCATCCCCTCGGCATCGGTTACAATCGGCTCATAGTCTGCGTTGCATGGGTTGAGTATGATTGTATCCTCTTGCCAAAATACCTTTTTAAGAACAGCTTCGCAGTCAGAGTTAATCCGTACTGCATAGATTTTGCCATTCGTATAGTCATAAGTCTTTTTGATAAAAGCTAGATCACCGTTAAATATTCCAGCATCAATCATGCTATCACCACGGACACGCACGCAAAAATCTGCTTTTACTGAGCTGTCTATAAAAAAGTGTCCTTCAAAGTTATCTTCGCACCAGGTTCCTTCTCCGGCACAAATATCGCCTAGAATTGGTACAGGCTTTGACGCTGGAAACGAAATGTTGCTTATACCTGTGAGGTCAGGGTCATCAACCCTTTGAGAATGTTCTGGCTCAAATCCCATTAGATAGTTAATAGAAACATTAAAAACCTTTGATAATTTATCAATAGTTTTTTGTTTTGGAAAATATCTACCTGATAGATAAGAACTCAGTGCACCCTTGTTAATTCCAGTTTTTTCGCATACCTCGGTTTGAGTCAATCCGGATTTTTCAAATACATTTCTTAACCTTTTGGTTCTTATGTCCATACAAGCACCTCCTGATATAAGATAGTGTACACTGTAAGTTTAGAAAAGTAAATATTTTTTTTAGAATTTCTAAAATTTGTGTTGACATACGGATATGAATTTGATAGAATTTAGAAAACTAAACAAGCGAAAGGAGGAGCAAATGAACTACGATTACAGCAAGCTAAAAGGGGCTATTAGAGAAAAGTTCACTAAACAAGAAGCATTTGCAGAGCATATGGGCATTGGTTTATCAACATTAAATCTAAAACTAAACAATAAGGCGGAGTGGACGCAAGAAGAAATGCAAGCGGCAATGACGTTGTTGGGTGAATCATATAGCATGATTCCAACTTATTTTTTTACCCGTTTAGTTTAGAAAACTAAACTATCGCACCAGCCGAGAAAGGAGGCGGGATGAAAGAAGAAAAGAAATTAGTATCAGCGGTAAGACCACGTGGAACTGATGAGGCCTGCGTAATACAAGTTATAAGGACAAAATCGCTTGTAGGCGCAGGCACTCCTGATGATTTATCTAAAATAATGGTTCAATACTGGGATTTTGAAGGCAATCTATTGGCTACTTCGTATCATCATACAGTGTGAAGGAGATTAAGAAAAAACAACAGAAAGGAGCCACAAAATGAGATTTCCAAATGTGAGACCAGATGTAAAGACAGCATTTGAGATGTATCACACGCTAACATACTTCACATCCAGCGATGTGAAAAAATTATTTGGATGCGCAGGGTCTACTGCAGCGAAGATTGTAAAGCTGACTCGCGATGAAATGACAAGGCGAGAAATCAAGATGTACTGCGAGCATGACAACTATTTAAACAAAGACGTCTTATATGACATGGCAGGACTAGACATAAACAGTATCAACAAGTCATACAAGATGTTAGAAAGGAGGACATTATGAAAATCAAATCAATCATACCGCCAACGATTTTTATATCTGCAGCGCTTGCTCTAAACGGCATAGCAACGGCAATTGACCACCCTGAGCTCTACAACAAGATTGAGCCTAAAGTCGTAAGCAACATACAGATTGATGTAAAGGGCATCTCAAACGAAATGATTGACGACATAGCCGTTAGGAGTGGCGTGGACCCTAACATCGTCAAGGCAATCATCAAAGAGGAATCAGGAGGCAACCCTAGTGCGATAGGAGACAATGGCGAATCAATAGGCTTAATGCAGATACAACCAAAGCACCACCAAAAACGAATGGAAGAACTAGGAATCGTGAGTCTATTCGACCCACAAGAGAACGTCATTTTGGGATGTGCTATCTTGTCAGACCTCTACGATAAGTACGGAAACTACGAGGATGCATTATCAGTTTACAACAGTGGCAACACCGAAGACGGAAAGGCTTACGCAGAAAGGATATTGAGCAAATAATGGACAAGAGCGCTTTGGACTGTATCGCAAAAAATATGAAAGACGCTCCGAAAAGCGCCAATCAAAACCAACAACTTAATTATATCAAAAGGAGAAGAAAATGACAATCAAAATCAACAAGCTAGAAATTGAGAACGTAAAGCGAGTAAAGGCAGTAAAGATGGAACCTACTGCAAACGGTCTCACAATCATCGGCGGAAACAATGGACAAGGCAAGACCAGTGTGCTTGATAGCATCGCTTGGGCACTTGGAGGCAACAAGTTTAAGCCTAGCCAGGCACAGCGCGAAGGGTCAGCTATTCCACCTAACTTGCATATCGTCATGAGTAATGGCCTTGTCGTCGAACGTAAGGGCAAGAACTCAGACCTAAAGGTTATTGATCCAGATGGAAACAAAGCCGGACAGAATTTGCTAGACAGTTTTATAGACGAGCTTGCACTCAACTTGCCAAAGTTTATGCAGCAGTCAAGCAGAGAAAAGGCAAGCACATTGCTACAGATCATCGGAGTAGGAGAGCAGCTCGTGCTCCTCGAAAAGGAAGAGCAAGACACTTACAACCGCAGACATGCAATCGGTCAGATTGCAGACCAGAAGGAGAAGTTTGCCAAAGAGCAGGAATATTATCCGGATGCTCCAAAGGATTTAGTCTCTGCATCAGACCTAATCAAAGCGCAGCAGGAGATTCTTGCAAGAAATGGTGAGAACCAAAGGAAGCGTGAAAGTCTCGCAAGCATACAAAGGATGCACGAGAAGGCATCTAGTGATGTTGAAAGGCTGAAGCTTGAGTTATCCGAAGCCGAGACTAAACTTGCTAACGCAATACAGGATTTAGTCACAGCAAATAAGTCCGTTGAAAACCTTGTAGATGAATCAACTGCAGAGCTTGAAAAGAGCATAACAGAGATTGATGAAATCAACCGAAAGGTTAGAGCCAACCTTGACAAAGACAAGGCCGAGGAAGACGCAAGGGGTTACAGAGCCGAGTACGAGGAGCTCACAGAAGCGCTCACAGACGTTAGGAAACGCAAGGCAGCACTGCTAGACAACGCAGACCTACCACTAAAGGGGCTATCTGTTGAAGATGGCGAGCTCATATACAACGGATTTAAGTGGGATAACATGAGTGGCTCTGACCAGCTCAAAGTCGCTACTGCAATAGTGCGCAAGCTGAACTCCAATTGTGGATTTGTGCTACTTGACAAGCTTGAGCAGATGGACCAGGAGTCACTAAAAGAGTTTGGAGACTGGCTAGAAGCAGAAGGCTTGCAGGCAATCGCTACCAGAGTAAGCACCGGGGAAGAATGCAGCATCATCATTGAAGATGGATATGTAAAGGACGCTGAAGCAGAGGAAATGAATACGCCAGCTTTCGAGGAAGCATCGAAAGCTGAATGGAAATTTTAGGAGGCTATATGAATATCACTAAAGGTAAAATTGCAAAAGCTCAAAAGGTCGTCATATATGGCGTTGAAGGAATAGGCAAGTCCACTCTTTCCTCACGATTCCCTGACCCTGTCTTTATCGATATAGAGGGCTCGACAAGCAACATGGACGTTGCAAGGCTGGATAAGCCAACAAGCTACACAATGCTAAAGAATCAGCTATCATTCATCGCAGCCAATCCTACAGCGTGCAAGACGCTAGTGATTGATACAGTGGACTGGGTTGAAAAGATGGTAATCGAAGACATCTGTATGGCACATGACAAGAAGGACATCACTGGATTTGGCTATGGCGAGGGATTTATAAAGCTAGAACAAGAAATAGGCAGGTTCCTCAATAAGCTATCAGACATCGTCGAAAAGGGCGTGAATGTAATCTTAACAGCGCACGCGATCATAAGAAAGTTCGAACAGCCGGATGAAATGGGAGCGTATGACAGATACGAACTCAAGCTTGGCAATAAGACCACAGGAAAGACTGCTGCACTTGTAAAAGAGTGGGCCGACATAGTGCTTTTCTGCAACTACAAAACTCAAGTATTTGCTGTAGATGACAAGGGAACAAAGCACAAAGCCCAAGGTGGTGAACGAGTAATGTATACGGCACATCACCCAGCATGGGACGCAAAGAATAGGCACGGATTACCGTTTGAATTGCCTATGAAATACGAGAGCATTGCTCACATCTTTGACGTCAAAACTGAGCCTATCAAAACAGAGCCGAAGGCCGAAGCACCTAAGCAAGAACTGCGTCCGGAGGATCCTATCTACGCAAAGACATACGATGATGCAATACCTCTCTCAGTGCAGGACCTAATGTCTATCAGTGAGGTCACAGAAGACGAATTGAGAGGCTTTTGGGAGAAGGTGGGACACTTCCCTAAGGACATGCCTTTTGGCAATGTACCACAAGATTATTGGAACGTGCTGATAGCCAATTGGAGCTCAGCACTTAAAGATATAGTTAACGCAAGAACAAACAAGTAATGAAAGGAATATTAAAAATGAGCAACATGAATTTTGACAGAGAGTTTGATTGGAATGACGAAATTACCCAGGACAGTGGAGAGTTTTTACTACTACCTGAGGGAGACTACAAGTTTATCGTTGAAAGCTATGAGAGAGGCAGGCATCAGCCACAACCTGGTGGAAAGCTTCCAGCATGCAATAAGGCTATCGTTAACATCATCGTAAAGACCACAGAGGGCGATGTTAAGCTCAAGCACAATCTATTCTTACACAGCTCGACAGAGGGGATGTTATCAGCGTTCTTTGGTGCTATCGGACTTAAAAAGAAAGGCGAACCACTCAAGATGAACTGGAACGAAGTTGCAGGCAAGGAAGGTGTTTGCAAGCTTGGACAGCGTGAGTACAACGGCAACAAGTACAACGAGGTTAAGCGTATGATCTACGCAGAAGATGTTGACCTCACAAAGGTGCTAAACAAGGATGTCCCAGGATTTTCACAGACAGGATTTAATGCGGAAGATTTTCCATTCTAAGGAGACAAAATGAAGTTAAGAGATTATCAAGAGGAAGCAAGAATAGCTATAGCAAACGAATGGGAGAAGGGCGTCAAGAAAACACTCCTGGTACTTCCAACAGGGTGCGGAAAAACGATAGTCTTTTCAAAGGTCGTCGAAGACAGAGTAAAACTTGGGGAGCGTGTGCTAATTTTAGCACACCGCTCCGAGTTACTTGACCAGGCATCAGACAAGCTTGCAAAAGCAACAGGCATTTTTACAGCTACAGAAAAGGCGGAACAAAGCTGCCTTAATAGCTGGTTCAGAGTGGTTGTTGGGTCTGTACAAACTTTGCAAAGGCCTAAGCGCCTTGCACAATTTGATAAAGACTACTTTGACACCATCGTCGTGGATGAAGCTCATCACTGCATTTCAGATAGTTATCAAAGAGTGCTAGAACACTTTAGCAATGCAAATGTGCTAGGCGTTACAGCAACGCCAGACAGAGGTGACATGCGTAATCTAGGATCATATTTTGAGAGCCTTGCATATGAGTACACTCTTCCAAAAGCAATCAAAAACGGATACCTAAGTCCAATTAAGGCTTTAACAATTCCGCTTGAGCTAGACTTGAGTGCAGTATCAATGCAGTCGGGAGACTTTAAGGCAAGCGAGGTGGGAACCGCTCTCGATCCGTATCTCGAACAGATTGCGGATGAAATGCTTAAGTACTGCGCAGACAAGAAGACGGTTGTATTTCTGCCACTGGTAAAGACGTCTCAAAAGTTTAGAGACATTCTAAACGAAAAGGGATTTAAGGCAGCGGAAGTCAATGGCGACAGCAAAGACAGAGCAGAGGTCTTAGACGATTTTAGCAAAGGAAAATACAACGTACTTTGCAATTCTATGCTTCTAACGGAGGGATGGGATGAGCCCTCTGTCGACTGCATTGTGGTTCTAAGACCAACAAAAGTGAGATCACTTTACTCGCAGATGGTAGGTAGAGGAACGAGGCTATATCCAGGGAAAGAAGACTTATTATTGCTCGACTTTCTATGGCATACAGAAAGACATGAGCTTTGCCATCCAGCAAGCCTCATTTGTGAAAATGAGGAAGTAGCAAAGAAGATGACCGAAAACATGGAGATTGCTGCAGGTACTGCGATAGATATAGAAGAGGCTGAGGAAAAGGCAGCATCGGATGTAGTAGCTCAAAGAGAAGAGGCTCTTGCTAAACAGCTAGAGGAAATGAGAAGACGCAAGCGCAAGCTTGTAGATCCATTACAGTTTGAAATGAGCATCCAGGCAGAAGACCTATCAACATACATCCCTTCGTTTGGCTGGGAAATGGCTCCACCTTCCGGCAAGCAAATTAAGGCTCTTGAAAAGTGCGGAATATTCCCTGACACAATCGACAACGCTGGCAAGGCTTCGATGATTTTAAACAGACTAAGCAAGCGCAGAGACGAGGGACTCACAACGCCTAAGCAGATTAGATTCCTTGAGGGGAAAGGGTTTAAGCACGTCGGCATGTGGCAATTCCAGGATGCAAAGAATCTAATTGATAGAATCGCTGTAAATGGATGGAGAGTGCCTAACAGCATTAATCCTGCAGAGTATAGACCATCATAAGGAGAATAAAGATGCAAAGAAATCATCTTGAATTATTACAACATATCAATCCATCGCTCTTGAACTATCAAGAATGGGTGAACGTAGGCATGGCGCTTAAGCAGGAAGGCTATACAGCATCTGATTGGGATTCATGGAGTGCACAGGACAGCAAAAGGTATCATCAAGGGGAATGCTTTAAGAAATGGGATGGATTTGCAGGAAATGGAAATCCTGTGACCGGAGGAACAATATTTCAGCTTGCTATAGAGCAAGGCTGGACTCCTCCGGAGAAAACGTCACACGAGCTAAACTGGGATGACGAGATTGGAAAAGACTACAAGCTCATTGATGAGGCTTGGCTTGAAGTGAAAGAAATAAACGAACCTGATGACACGCAGTGGAATCCTGTTAAAGAGTTAATTACTTATATAGAAACACTCTTTGAAAGTACTGAAAATGTTGGATACGTCACAGAGGTTTGGAAAAAAGACGACAAGTACATGCCAGGCAAAGGCTCATACGACCGAACTGCAGGGCAACTCCTTGAAGCATTATCGAAATGCAACGGTGACATAGGCGCTGTAATCGGCGATTACAAAGAAGAAGCTGGCGCATGGATAAGATTTAACCCACTAGATGGCAAGGGCGTTAAAAACGAAAATGTGACAGACTATAGGTACACGCTCGTCGAATCGGACAGCATGGAACTAGAAAAGCAAAATGCAATCATTAGAGAGCTTGAACTTCCTGTAGCTTGTCTTGTGTACTCTGGAGGAAAGTCCATACACGCAATCGTCAAAGTGGATGCTAATAGCTATGAAGAGTATCGCAAGAGAGTAGATTACATTTACTCTATTTGCAAGAAAAATGGCCTTGATATTGATAGCCAAAATAGAAACCCATCAAGACTTTCAAGAATGCCAGGCATTAGACGTGATGGCCGAAAGCAGTTTCTTATAGATACAAACATAGGCAAAAGCAGTTACGAGGATTGGTACAAATACATCGAGGATTTAAACGACGACTTGCCTGATCCGGAAGGACTAGAGGGGTGTTGGGATGATATGCCTGAACTTGCGCCCGAGCTGATACACGGAGTGTTAAGACAAGGCCACAAGATGCTAATCGCTGGACCATCAAAGGCAGGCAAATCATTTGCCCTCATAGAGATGTGCATTGCAATAGCTGAAGGGACTAAGTGGCTAAACTGGCAGTGTAGTCAAGGCAGAGTTTTATATGTAAATCTTGAGCTAGATCGAGCATCTTGCTTGCACCGATTCAAGGACGTTTACAAGGCGGTTGGAATCAAGCCTCAGAACATTAACAACATTGATATTTGGAACTTAAGAGGCAAGACAGTGCCAATGGACAAGCTAGCGCCTAAATTGATTCGTAGAGCGCTTAAAAAGGGTTATATAGCAGTTATCATTGACCCTATATATAAAGTCCTTACAGGCGACGAAAACAGCGCAGATCAGATGGCTCATTTCACGAACCAATTTGACAAGGTAGCGACGGAACTAGGTTCAAGCGTAATCTACTGTCACCATCACTCAAAAGGCGCCCAGGGCAATAAAAAGAGCCTAGACAGAGCATCAGGCAGTGGAGTATTCGCAAGAGACCCTGATGCACTCATTGATCTTATAGAGCTTGAGCTTACTACTGAGGAAATATATTCGATGCAGCTTAACCAGGCTAAGTGCAAGGTATTTGATGAGGCTATTCGCTCAAACAATCCAGGTTATTATGATGAGCATGTTGGACTAGACGACGCCTTGAGCTTGCCTCAGATTACAAGCCATGCAAACAGAGCGCTAACGCAAAGTGCACTTCTCAAGTGTTCTATAGAATGTAACAAGGTCGAAGACGAAATTAGAACATTGAGTGCATGGAGAGTGAGCGGAACCCTCAGAGAATTTGCTAAGTTTAAGCCTGTAAATATGTGGTTTAGATATCCGAAGCATGAGGTTGATGAGGCTGGTATTCTCACCGACATAGAGACAGAATCGGCTCAGCCAACATGGAAAAAGGCTATAGAAGAACGCAAGAAAAATGCTAAAGAGTCAAAGGAAAAGCAGCTAAATGAGTTTGAGATTGCTTTTTCGAATCTCGAAATGGATGGCGAAGTGCTTATGTCTGACCTTGCAGATGCACTAGGATTATCTTCACACAGGCAAATAGGAGCATGGCTGGGTAACGGAAAAAAGGCTCGTCCTGAGTACAAAAAACGCTATGAAACTTATGGTGAAGTTGGTGGAGAAAGATACATCAGGCGCAAAGCCGAGGGGTGCGACGAACTGTAAAAAAATAGGTGAGCACTCCCCCAGGGTGCGCACCTACGATTTTATGGTCGAGAGCACTGCTCGGACCGGGGGTGCGCACCTCTATATTATATATAGGTGTTTACACACCCCCATGCAAGCATGTACACACCCCTATGTGGTGAGGCGCTACGCTTACGCCTCGCCCACACATAGGAGTGGTCATACATGCACCGCGCGAGAGGAGGTAAAAATGAAATTTGGAAATAATTTAAAATATGACTTTTTAAACGCAGCAAAATATATGCCTGTGTTGAGACATAAAGAAATAAATATGCAATTCGATATAAGAAAAAGCGAAGCTGCAAAATGGATTTGTTCACAGCCGGAAGTGTTGCAAAAAATTTTTGATATGGCAAGAAGAAAAGGATTAATCGAATACGACTCTGAAACAAATACTTGGAAAGGGATTGATTATCATGATTGAATTTTTTATGGCGATGATTCCGCCAACAAAAACACATCAGGAAAAACGAGCGACAATTTGCTCAGATAGAAAAATTAGATTTTACGAAGATGAGGAACTAAAAGCAGTGAGACAAAAACTAAAAGCTCACCTGGCAAAATTTAGACCCAATCGAAAAGCAGTAGGTCCGGTAAGGCTCGTAGTGAAATGGTGCTTCCCAATCAAAGGCAAGCACAAAAACGGCGAGTGGAAAATAACTAAGCCTGATGTGGATAACTCAAACAAGCTTTTACAGGATTGCATGACTGACCTGGGCTTTTGGAAAGATGACGCACAGGTAGCAAGTCTGATATGCGAAAAGTTTTGGACAGTGATACCAGGCATATGGATAAGAGTTGAGGAGCTGGACAATGATACGAACTAAGAAAAGCAAAAAGCAAAAAAGACCAATCGAGCAGGTCCCTCGTTTTGAAATCATAAAATTGCAAAACCTACTGCACATCTCAATCATGGTGCGAGTGCTATGGACTGTGTATGGCTGGAGAGAGAAACGAATTGGATATTTCCTCGAGGCGTACATGAGTCTGCTCGGTGAGGTATGGGACCAGAGGTGCACGGTCAATCAGATGATAGATGGCACGAAAGACATGACTGGTCACGACATAAGGCAGCTAGTAGACGACATGATTAAGTATGGGAGGTAGCAATGAAATGCGAACTATGTGGAAAACGAATCAACGAGTATGGTAAATACTCAGCAGTAATCGGCAACAAGGAAGTTAATCTCTGTATATGGTGCTATAAGAAAACGCAGAGAAATAACGAGATTTTAAAGGAGCAGAAATGAAAAACACACTATTAGATTTAAATAATCATCTTTTCGCTGAGATTGAAAGGCTTGGCGATGAGGAGTTAAAGGGAGACGCTCTAGCTGAAGAACTACAGAGAGCGTCCGGAATTAGTAACATTGCTAAGAATATCATAGAAAATGCAAATGTGACTTTGCAGGCGACGAAATTCATGGACGACCACATGAACGCAGATTTAAAAGTGCCTAAGATGCTTGTAGGTAATTCTCATGACTAAGTACACGGAAGAAGAGCATGCTTTTATGCGAGAGTTTGTCCCAGGGCATTCTTACAAAGAGATTAAAGAGGCTTTTGAGGCAAGGTTCGGACGCAAGATGTCTAAAAGTTTCCCTAAAAGCTATATCGCGAATCACAAATTAAATACTGGAAGGACTGGCCAATTTGGAAAGGGTATTATTCCTCCAAACAAAGGCAAAAAAATGCCTGCGGACGTATACAAAAGGTTAAAGCCAACAATGTTTAAGCCAGGGAGAATGCCTCAGAACACTGATCCTATTGGAATAGAAAAAAACTTAGATGGATATGTGTGGGTTAAGGTTAATGACATAAAAAATGCAAAGAAGTCAGTTAATTGGGTGCAAAAGCACAGGCTGGTCTACGAAGCGAGTCATGGTCCAATCCCTAAGAATCACGCGGTAATATTTCTTGATGGAGATAGACAGAACTTCAATCCAGATAATTTACAGGCAGTATCTAGAGGCACATTGGCAAGGCTAAATCAGAATGGACTTATATACAAAAATGCTGAATTGACTAAGGTCGGAGTAAATATAGCAAAGTTAATATCAAAAATGACTGAAGCAAAGAAAGGCGAGGAAAAACAATGCAAAAAATGACAATATACATAAGCGGTAGGATTACCGACTATGATGACTACGAGAAGACTTTTAAAGAGGCAAAGGAAATGCTCTTTGACGAGTATCCTGGGGCAGAGATTATTAACCCAGCTGAAATAGTATTGCCAGAGGTCTGCGATTGGGATGACTACATGGTGATATGCTTAAGGCTCTTGGATAAGGCAACGCACATCTACATGCTGGACAATTGGGTGCACTCGAGAGGCGCTTGCACTGAGCACTTATACGCACTAAAGAACGGCATAGAAGTTTTATGGCCAGAGAGTTCGCCATACAGATAACAGATAGGAGCAGGTAATGGGTAATAGAACGAAAGCAATGAAATATATTGCAGATCACTATGGATACATGGGTCAGAAGGACATGCTGATAGAAGAATTGGCCGAACTCATACAAGCTCTTAACAAATTCGAGAGGTATGAGCACGAAAGCGGATTCCTTGCCAATCTGATTGAGGAAGTTGCTGACGTAGAGATCATGTTGACTCAAGTCAAATATTTACTAGGGATTAATGAGCGAGTAGAGCATGCAAAGTTTTTCAAAATCGATAGACAAATAAAGCGAATCGAGGAGGGAAGAACGGAGCGAGGTGATAGCCATGATAGACTACGAACAGATTAAGCAGCTTAAAGCATTGCGACGAGAAGCAGAGGGGTTAAAGTATTCTATCGACCATGCTAAGCCGGAAATAGTCACAGACTACTACAAGGACTACAAGACAGGTCGAGGAATCCCAAAATCGCTTGTAGGAGTCGATTTTGACTGGAAAGGTATATCGAGTAGGGAGAGACGGCTAAAACGTAAGCTAGACGAAATTAGCAAGCTAATTGAGGTCATAGAAAAAGAGATAGAAGCTATAGGCGACCCTGACATGAGGACAATACTTCGGATGTATTATGTTGAGGAGCTGAGTTACAGAGAAATCGAGGAACAAGCATTTATAAGCAAGTCGGCAATACAGCGAAAACTAAAAAAATTTGCCGAAAACGAAAAATGGGACAAATGGGACAAAAACCTATGATATATTGTATTTAGCGAAAAGGGAATTGAGGCTTCCTCAAAAATTATTTCTCATATAATAACCAGCAGAAGGCGCCTATATATGGCGTCTTTTGTGATATTTCCCAATATATTGTGGGTATATAGATATTAGGCTATGTGTAGGCCCATATGTAGTGACTTGTATTTGCCATTCATTGAATGGTAAAATAGTCTATACATAGCATTATGTTTTGATAGAGAGGAGGCCGACATGAAGAGAACAGTTTTTGATGTAGCAAATTGGTTTCTGTCAAAGGAAAGCATGACACCAAAGAAGTTACAAAAGCTAGTTTATTATGCGTATTCTTGGTACCTAACGCTTGTTAATGAAAGCAAGGACGATTTGACGGCTAAACTATTCACCTCGCGTCTCGAAGCATGGGTCCACGGCCCAGTTTTCCCAGAACTTTACCAAAAATATAAGGGATATAGTGGCGAAGCTATAGAACTATATGATGGAGTAATAGAAGAATTCAATGAGGATGCAAAAGATATTCTTGACCAGGTTTGGGAAGTGTATGGTGGATATACAGGCAATCAGCTGGAGAGCATTACTCACAGAGAGTCACCTTGGCTCAATGCAAGAGGTGGATGCAGCACGTATGAGATATGCACTAACGAAATAAGTGATGCTGATATTTTTGATTGCTATATAGAGAGAGTATCCTAACGCCGTGTCAAAAAAGGGTAAGTCAAAAAAAAGAAAAGTTAATAACAGGGAAGACGGCAAGGCTAATGTAAAGAACCTTAACGAACCAAAGAATGAAGAAAAGGGACTAAAATTCGATTTTTCTTTTGAAGCCCTGTACTACTCAGTGAGATTGAGTAAAGGCAAATTCAATAATTACCTAAAGAGCGAAGGGGAATTTATCGATAAGTTTAGGCAGATAAGAAGCATAAATGCAAAGTTAAAAAACAAGGCGTTTAGCGAGGTCAAAAATGATCCAGGAGCCCATTTCCATGTAGTTAGCGGTGAAGAAAGAGATATCGTTACTAACTGTGTTGGTCACGCCTTATCCAATTTTGACGAATCATGCAATGTGTCGAATTTTATTGAGCAACTATTAGGTAACGAAACTATATATCAAATAGGACTCAATAAAGGCGTCAGAGTAATAGGGACATATAACGAGGAGACATTTAGGGTTTACCTAATCGATTACCATCACAGACTGTATTACAACCAAAGTAAAAATACGCATGGGGAAAAGGAACTGACCTTTTGTCCGATGAAAAGTGAATTAACCTAAAGACACTTCGAAAGAGGTGTCTTTTTTCATGCTTACAAAACAGACGAAAAGAGAGGTGGTGAGGCTTGGCTGAAAAATATGAACTAGCAAAACAAGATTATATGAACGGCATGAAATACAAAGACATTGCCGAGAAATATGGCGTTAGTCTCAACACTGTCAAGTCGTGGAAGAAGAGATATAACTGGGAGCGAAAAGGGTGCACACAAAAAAAGAAAAAGGGTGCACACAAAAACTCGATTGCGCAACTCGGGAACAAAAATGCGACAGGAGCCCCAAAGGGGAACAAGCGAGCTGAGAAATTTGGGTTCTTCTCCAGATTCTTGCCAGAGGAAACTCTTGAGATTGTACATGCTGTTGACCAGGCAAGTCCACTCGATTTATTGTGGCACCAGATACAGCTTGCTTATGCTGCGATTATAAGAGCACAAAGGATTGCTTATGTTGAAGACCAAAGAGACAAGACAGTCGAGCAGGTCGAAGCTAAGGCAGGAGCTACGATAGGGTCTAAGTGGGAAGTGCAGCAGGCTTGGGATAAGCAAAATAACTTTCTCAAAGCACAAGCTAGAGCCCAGGGTGAATTAAGGAACCTGATTAAGCAATATGACGAAATGCTTCATAGGGATTGGGACCTTGCCACAGAGGAACAGAAGGTGCGAATTGCGAAACTTAAAGCCGAGACGAGCAGAATCGGTGGAGATGATGAAGTTGAGTTCTTAGATGATATAGAGGGGGATGTATATGGCGATAATAAGGCGTAAGACAATCCCTTTTAATTTTTCCGAGAAGCACAAGGAGTACATGAGGCGGACGGCCGAGTGTATGTATAACATCGCAGAAGGAGCAATAAGAGCGGGTAAGACTGTGGATAATGTGTTTGCCTTTGCGCACGAACTCAAAACGGCTAAGGATAAATTACATCTAGCTACTGGATCTACTGTCGCAAATGCCAAGCTTAATATTGGCGATGCGAATGGCTTTGGGCTTGAATATATTTTTCGGGGTCAATGTCGATGGGGTAAATACAAAGACAATGATGCATTGTTTATAAAAGGACCATCAACAGGTGGCAGACAGAAGGTTGTAATCTTTGCGGGCGGTGCGAAAGCAGATAGCTTTAAAAAGATTCGAGGCAATTCGTACGGAATGTGGATTGCTACAGAAATCAATTTGCATCACGACAACACTATCAAAGAGGCATTTAACCGTACCGCTGCAGCAAGCAAGCGTAAATTCTTTTGGGATTTGAACCCAGATAATCCAAATGCTGACATTTACACAGAGTATATTGACAAGTACGAGGCAAAGGCTGCAAAAGGAGAATTGCTCGGTGGATACAATTACCAGCACTTCACGATTGACGATAACATTAACATTTCAGAGCAAAGACGAGCCGAGATAAAGAGTCAGTATGACCAGACATCGATTTGGTACAAAAGAGACATTCTAGGGTTAAGGTGTATAGCTGAGGGGCTTATATACAGGAATTTTGCAGACAATCCTAAAAGGCATATTTGGACGGATTCAATTCCTCGAATCATGAATATCTACATCGGAGTCGACTTTGGTGGAACAGGCTCTGCACATTCTTTCGTGGCAACAGGGATTACATCCGATTACAAGAATGTGATTAGTTTGCTATCGAAAAGGATTCCGTGTACAGATGCTGAGATACCACCCACGATGTTGGAATCGATGTTTTGTGACTTTGTTCGTGAAGTCATTAACCGATATGGTACCGTTACAGACATATTTTGTGACAATGCAGAACAAACACTCATTGCAGGTTTTAGACAGGCATTAAGGCAAAACGGATTTGGATGGATACGCATTCATAATGCACTGAAAGACGAGGTTAACAACAGAATCAACCTTACCGCTAGGCTGATGGCTCAAGGGCGGTTTTTTTATGTCGAAAACTTGAGCGAATCGTTGGTTCTAGCTTTGAGTACGTGCATCTGGGACCCAAAGGAAAAAACAAAGAACGTAAGACTTGATGATGGAACGAGCGACATAGACTCACTAGATAGCTTTGAGTATACAATCGAGCGTTTCGCAAAGAGATTGATAGATTATTAGGAGGCAGTATATGTTTCACAGAATAATAGAGTGGATTAGAAAGGTTTTTAAGGAGCGTGTGGCGCAAGGAGAGGTCCTTAGCACGATTATTTTAGATGACAATACAATCGATTGCATAGAATTGTGGTCTGCGATGTATGAAGACAAAGCACCCTGGATAAAGGATGATGTGACAAGCACAGGCATTCCCTCTGCAGTGTCATCTGAGCTGGCGAGACTAGTTACGCTTGAGATGGAATCGGAGATTACGGGAAGCAAACGAGCTGATTTTCTGAATGTGGCATATAGAAAGGTTTTATCAGGGCTAAGGATTCAGACTGAGTATGCATGTGCGCTTGGGGGAATTATACTCAAGCCTTTTGTACAGGGTGATACAATATCCGTTGAGTTTATCCAAGCAGATAGATTTGTGCCTACTGGATTTAACGGTTCCGGACAGATAACCTCTTGTCAGTTTGTTGAACAGGTGGTTCGTGACGGTAAGATATACACGAGAGTCGAATCACATGATTTTGATGGAAAGTATTGCATTATTCAAAACAGAGCATATGATAGCAAGCAAAAGGGCGTGCTTGGTCATCAGATAAATTTGACTGATGTTCAGGAATGGGAGAACCTTGAAGAGCGCACGACAATTAAAAATGTGCCGGGTGTATTATTCTCATACTTCAAAATTCCACAGGCAAACAACAAGAATAGGCAAAGTCCATTCGGAGTATCTGTATATTCAAAAGCCGCTGAACTTATTAAGCAGGCAGATGAGCAATGGGCACGTATCATGTGGGAGTTTAAGGGTACAGAGCTAGCCGTAGATATGTCAGAGTCGCTGTTCAGAAAGGACAGTAACGGAAATACTATTTTGCCATCTGGCAAGGGGCGACTATTCCGTCAGTACAGCATAGATACGGGCATATCCGAAAAACCTTTTTATCAAATTTTTAGCCCTGAGATAAGAGACTCAAGCTTGTTTAATGGCTTTAATCAGATACTAAGACGCATTGAGTTCGCATGTGGTCTAGCGTATGGTACATTATCCGATGTCCAGGACGAGGACCGAACGGCTACAGAGGTTTTGTTTAGCAAACAGAGATCGTATTCATTCGTATCTCAGATTCAGGAGTCGCTACAGAACGCACTAGAGGATTTAATTAAGGCGATGGATGTATGGACGAGCCTATACAAGCTCGCGCCAGCAGGAACATACGATGTGTCGTTTAACTTCGATGATAGCCTGATTGTTGATAGCAAGACAGAAAATCAGCTGATGATGCAAGAGGCTACGTCCGGACTAATTCGAAAAGAAATCTATTTGATGAAAAGGTATGGCGTAACAGAGGACCAGGCAAAAGAGATGCTGCCTGAAACTGTGAGAACGCCTGAGGAAGAGTAATGCTTAGCCCTGAATACTTGGCACAGTGCACATCCTATCTGCTAGGGATGATGGACTTGGTTAATGAGCAGCTTGTTGCAGATATTGCGAGACGAATCGTTAAGACGGGAGCGTTGACCGAAAGTGCACAGTTTGAGGCGGAGAAACTAACGCAGCAAAACATACTATATAAAGATATTGTTAATAGCATATCTAAGGTATCGGGCTTGACGGAAGCGGAAATTGCTAGAGTCTTCGAAGAGGCTAATTTTGAGAATATGGAAAGCGAGAACCTCAGAGCTGCAATAGCAGGAAAGACGCCTATAGATCATGCGTCAAATGTTGCAATGGGTAACTTGCTATCATCTCATATAAGAAAGACTAAAGGAGTGGTTAAGAATCTTACAAGGACCACTGCTAGTCAAGGACAAAACGCCTTTATTAACGCCGTTAATCTTGCTAATATGCAGGTAAGTTCGGGTGCTTTTACTTATGATTTTGCTATTAAAAATGCAATCAAACAGGTTGCTAAATCAGGACTTACTGTACAATACCCTACAGGGCACACCGACAAGCTTGATGTTGCAGTACGCAGGGCAGTGCTCACCGGAGTAAATCAATCTTCTGCCGAACTCAACATGTTATACTGCGACGAAATAGGTACGGATTTAGTAGAAGTTACCGCACATTCTGGAGCGAGACCGTCACATGCGGATTGGCAAGGTGGGGTATACAGTCTTAGTGGGAAAAGTAAAGGGTATGGTTCTTTTTATGATATTACGGGCTATGGTACGGGCGAAGGACTTTGTGGGTGGAACTGCAGACACAGTTTTTACGCCTATTACGAAGGGACTGAGAGAACATACTCGAAGGAATACCTAGATAGTTTGGATAGCAAAACCTATGAATATGGTGGCGAGACATATACCAATTACGAAGCAGGACAGAAGCAGAGATCATACGAAAGAGCAATTCGAGCAGAAAAGAGGTATCTAGCTGGCTTAAATTCTGCTTACAACGAAGCAAAAGATGATACCTTAATACAGAGTCTAAAATACGAGATGGAGAGCTCTGCGGTTAATTTAAAGCGCAAAGAAGCGGAGCTGAAACATTTCTGCAAGGCTACAGATAGGCGCATTGATACAACTAGAACTCAAGTTCATGCCGTAAAGGATGCATCCGGTAAGATTGTAGGATTTGATAGAAGTTCTGCGCAAAGGGCAAGGAATGTAGCAATTAAGCACCATTTAGATTGGTTAAAGTCAATCGGTGCTGAAAGCAGCGAATTAAAAGTGCTTGACAAATACTATGATGCAAAATATAATAATTCTCCTGCCTACAAGAATTTAATAAATTATAGATTTTTAGTAAGTAAAGGAGAAATAAGCCCATTACTAAGTTATAAAGTGTATGATGCATATAGTAGAGCAGTGCAAAATAATTTGGTGGGGGTGCAAACTCCGTTGGGGTTGCAGATAGAAGGATATACATCTCATTTTGTCAGTAGAGTGATTGGGCATTCGGCACTAAACCGGAAATACAATAGACCCGGCGTTTCTATAGAAGATTTACTTGATTGTTTGAAAGCGGGAAGAGTAGGAAAAGAACAAGTAAACAAAGCGGGAGAGCGTAGCATTCTTTTGAAAAATGATAAATGCAATATATCAATTAATCCGGATACAAAAACATTGATTCAATGCAACCCAAGAAAACTCGTTAAAAGATAGGAGACAAATGTATGGAAAGTGTTTGGAAATATAAAGCAGAAGATTTTAAGTATCTACAAAAATATTTTGATGTTGACTTTTTGAATAGCGACGCGAATATTCTAGACGCACTATATGAAAAAATAATTGAAGTGGGTTTTGATGATAAGTTAGAATTTTACAATGATGAGGGTAAAAAGCTCCAGGAAATATATGACAATATTTACTATATGAATTAGAAAGGAGTACCCCATGCCAAAGGATGATTATTTCAGAATAGTATTTGAAATCTTAAAGGACCTGTATGTAGCAAAGAAGAAGGCTGAACCGGTCAGTCTGATTGAAATTAGTGCAGATAATCTAAAAATACCGCAAGGATATAGAGATACAATATTATCCGAAATGCTTGAAGCCGGATACGTAAAAGGCTTTAGAGTAAAGGAGTATATTAACGGAATTCAAATCATGGACTTAGAGGATATAGACATCACGCCTGTGGGCATTGAGTATCTGAAAGAAAACGGGATGATGAAAAAGGTAATGGAGTATCTTAAAACCATCGGCGAATTTATCCCAATGATATAAACACACTCAGGCAGGGTGTGTTTTTTAGTTGTATTGCTTTAGCAGTGGTTCATCGAACGATAGAGAGATGAATAACAAACCACCGGCTTAGCCGGTGGTTATGATTTAACAAATAACGATACTTAAGGCAGCTATATAGCTGTCTTTTGTTATACAAAAAATTAGCTTAGTACAGAGCGTAATCATGTACACGGAGGAGAAGCAACCTCGTATAAAAGCGTACCGAGAAAGGAAAGCATCATGAAAAGAGAAGTTATTGAAAATCTCCTTAAAGGACTAGGAGTAGCAGAGGATAAGGTCAAGGAGGCTGTTGATACTATCATGACCGAAAATGGTAATGATATCGAAAGATATAAAACCTCAGAGACTAACCTTAAATCGCTGCTTAAAACTGCGAACGAAACACTTGAGAAGTTTAAGGATGTCGACATCGATGGGCTTAAAGGTGAAGTGCAAAAGTACAAGGATGCAGCTGCCGAGGCAGAGTCAAATAGCAAAGCCGAAATCGAAAGGCTGCAATTTGGATATGCTCTTGACGGAGCGCTTAGAACTGCAGGTGCAAAGAACAGCAAAGCAGTAAGAGCACTACTTGATGAGGCGGGACTTAAGCTTAATGGCGACAGCATTGTCGGTCTTGATGAGCAGCTAAAAACCATCAGAGAGAATAATGATTATCTCTTTAATGATGACACACAGCCGGTTATCGTTAGATCCACTCCAGGAGCAACTGGTGGAACAGGGTCTGATGATAAGAACAAAGAAGTTAACACAGCAATAAGGAATCTTTTAGGAAAGGAATAATATTATGGCAAACGTAAACGTAGTAACAAGAGAAAAAGTTGAAGCTCTAATCAGGGAGCAGGTGACTCCAGCAATTTTTCAGGACACTCCAAAGGAATCAGTTGTTTTGAGCCTTGGCAAGAAGCTGCCAAACATGAGCTCAAAGACAACAAGAATTAGAGTTACCGACATTCTTCCAATGGCTTATTGGGTAGATGGGGACACAGGAATGAAGCAGACAAGCGATATGGCGTGGGATAATGTGTATCTTACAGCAGGGGAACTCGCAGTCATCGTTCCGATACCTGAAGCGGTGCTTGATGATGCAGAGTTTGACATTATCGGCGAGATCAAGCCTAGAGTAATCGAGGCAATCGGACAGAAGGTTGATAGCGCAATCCTGTTCGGCGTGAATAGACCAAGAGAGTGGCAGAATGACGTGATTACAATGGCAAGACAGGCAGGCAACAACGTCGCTCCTGGTTCAAAAGATATGTTCACTCTAATCATGGACGAGGGTGGTGTGCTAAACAAGATCGAGGAGGACGGATATGTTCACTCTGGAGCTATCGCATCAACAGGAATGAAGGCAAAGCTCAGAGGGCTTAAGGGTACAGACGGACACCCAATCTTCATGTCAACATTGCAGGGGGCTACATCATACGGCCTTGACGGAGCGCCTTTGTACTTCCCTGACAATGGTAGCTTTGATAAGAAGATTGCGCAGCTAATCGTTGGTGATTTCAACAAGCTAGTGTACTCAATCCGTCAGGATGTAACATTCAAGCTACTAACAGAAGGAGTAATCCAGGATCCCCAGACAAAGGAAATCGTATACAACCTCGCACAGCAGGATATGATTGCCCTAAGAGTTGTATTCAGAATGGGATGGGCAATGCCAAATCCAGCTACAAGAATGAACGAGGACAGAACAGGTTGTCCATTTGCTTATCTTGAGCCAGCTACACCTGTGACAACTCAGAAAGTTACATTCACTGTAAAGAACAAGACTGTCGCAATCGAAGGTGCAACTGTTGAGGTTAACGGTTCAAGACTAAAGACTAATGCTGCTGGTGTTGCAGAGTTTAATCTCAGAGCTGGAACATATACAGTAAAGATTAAGGCACCTGGATATGCATCTCAGACGGATATATTGACTGTTGAGTCTGCAGAGGTAACAAAAGCTGTGGTGCTTGTAGCTACTAAGTAGGTAGAGCTATGTATCTGACATATGAGGAGTATAAAGCTTATGGGGGAGAAATCCCCCAGACCGCTTTTGTTAAGTATGAAAGACAAGCTAGGAATACCATCAACTACTATACCTTCGGACGTATCAAAGAGCCTGTGTCCGAAACAGTTAAAGAGTGCATGGTCGAGCTCATGGATTTTGAGTATGAGGTAGATAAGGCACGAGATGAAGGCAGTAAAGCGATAAAGTCAGAAACTGTCGGAGATCATACTGTCAGCTATGCAGATGGTCTTGACTCATTAGGAATCCAAACTGGTGTAAACACAGGAACGAGCCAGGCATCGCTAGAGTATAGCATTGTAGCCAAATATATAATGAGTACAGGCTTAATGTATAGAGGGGTAGAATGATGCTGACAAACGCAGATATTACACTTTTTAATCGCTACTATGACAATGATAGCGGTGAATACAAATACGCAAGGACGTTTCTCCGAGGGGTTAACTGGCAAGATTCTCAAGCTATAGATATTTCACAATCAGCTGGAGTTAAAAGCACGAATCATACACGAGTTTTTATCCCGTTAAAAGTTGACTCGGAAGAGAAAACATACCTCAAGCCTAAGACATTTAAACGTAGCGACAAGGTCACTAATTACACTTTGGACAACGCAGATATCGTTGTTAAGGGAATTGTCGATTTTGATATGAACGACGCTAATAGCGGTGGTTTTAAAGCTCTAATGCGTGACTTTGATGATGTGATGAAGATTACTAAGGTAGTTGATAATAGGTATGGTAGCAAGTTAGTACAGCACTTTGAATTGGAGGTTGAATAATGGCAAAAGAGTGGAAGGCAGGAGATTATATCCCTGTACAGTATATTAACGCCCTCGAAAAAGAGGTCGAAGAGCTGCGTAAGTTTGCTCCAGGGGATGGGGACGAAGATGTCGATAAGAGTGAAGGTTGACATTGATGCAATAAAGATAGCTAGGAAAAAAGGACTAGATCAAAACGGTGCAGCACAAAGGTTTTTTACCCATGAGGTTAGACGTTTGTCAGACCCTTATGTACCAAAAAAAGAGGGTGTGCTCAAGGGAACCGCAGTAGAAGGTATCGATGAAATCGTATACCCTCAGATATATGCTAAAAAGCAGTACTATGAAAATAGAGGCAGAGGCATGAGGGGGAAGCGATGGGACCGGAGAATGGTTGTACAACGAGGACCTGCCCTTTTAGCTAGTGTAGTTAAATTTATAGCAAGGAGGGGATAATGGCTGATGTAATAATCATGGACGCAATAAGAAATCTTATAAAGACTTGCCCGCATATCGATAAGTTTGCTGAGGGGATAGGAATAGATTATCTTGCAGAAGACCCTACTTGCTATGCAGTTGAGTCATCGCCCGCAGACCTTATTTTAAAGAGATATATCAACGGAGACAGCGAACGTCAACAGGTCTTCGTTTTTTCGAGCAGAGAGGCGTACGGCGCTGATGTAAGACAAAACATTGAAAACATTGGTTTCTTTCAGCTTTTTGCTAGCTGGCTTGCGTCGATAAGCAAAAATAAGAACTTTATAGACCTGGGCTCAAATAGATGCCCAGTGAAAATCGAAGCCCTAACAACAGGCTACGTCTTTGATGTAGACGAATCCAGGGCAAAGTATCAAATCGATTGTAGGCTTGTGTACCTACAGGAAGGAGAATAGATATGGCATTAACAGAAGTTAGAAAAAGAGTTGCACAGGCAAGTTATCTAGACTGTGCAAAGACTGGTGAAACAGCAGCTATGGAGCTACTTGGCACAGGGTTCAGAGAACTTAATGAAGAGCCAAGTGCTCAGGTGAGAAGCAAGCGATATATTAACCAGAAATCCACATCGAAGGGTATTTCAGGTTATGAGTGGCAGTCTCCATTTTCTGCTGATCAGATTCGCAGTGAAAAAGCGATTGCGTTCATCTGCGAAATTGGTGAAAGACAGAGAACTGGAGCCGATGTTGAAAGAGACTACATCATAGTCGACCTCGATCAGAAAGTAGGAGGCGGAGCAACCACTTTCAGCGCTAGAAAAATAAAGGTAGCTATAGAAGTTTCGAAGTTTGGTAACGAGGACGGCGAGATGACTTGTGAAGGAAACTTCTTGGGTGTTAGTGATGTTGTTGTTGGCACATTCGACACATCAAACAAAAAATTCACTGAGACAGTGATAGCTGGTTAATAAAGGAGCAACACAATGGTTAATACAAAAATAACATTCGCAAATGGGCAGGAGCTCGTAGCAGATTTTTATGATCTAGACTTTCGCACATCATATAAGTCCAACATGGCAACTTTTGTTGAGGAAATCAACGGAATTGACCTTTCACAGGATGACGACATTGTCCTCAGCAATCAGATGGACGCACTCAAGCGTTGTATTGATAGTATTTGGGGACCAGGCGAAGGAGATAGAGTCTTTGGCGGAAAACGAAATGTCATGATGATGTTTGACGTCATGAATAAGCTGCGTGAGCTTAATGAGGCTGTTAACGAAGATCTTGTTGCAACAAGCAAAGCTATGCAGCTTGAGTTAGCGAAATGATAGGTAGCATATTAACCAATAAACCGAGCAAATCAGTAACTATAAGAGGTGTTGAGGTCCCTATAAACTGGGACTTTCGCACCTCTATTAAGTTTACTGAGTTACTGGCAGACCACGATTTATCCAAAATTGAGCTAATCAAAAAGGGCGTGCGTCTTTACTATGGAACATGGGCAGATACACATAGCTTTGCAGAAGGAGAACTTGAAGAAGCTATCGAAAAGATGATTGAGTTTTATTCATACAGCTTAGCACCTGTAAATAGTAAGAATAAATCATCGAAAAAGCAATCGTATTCATTTACTTATGATGCCGAGTATGTTTACGCAGCCTTTTGGGAACAGTACAAGATTGATTTGTCTGTCGTTGAAATGCATTGGTGGAACTTCAAGGCACTATTTAATGGGCTTAGCGAGAACACACAGTTCGGAAAGATTATTGGTTATAGGACAATGGACATATCGAGACTTAGTGACGAGGAGAAGAAGTTTTATCGCGAGATGAAATCGCTATATAAACTACCTACGCATGAGTCTGAAATCGATGAAGCGCTTAGCGATGAACTTGCAGAGGCACTTGAAAATGGCGGTGATATTGATGCAATCCTGTCAAAAAAATATGATTAAAGTCAAATGCAGTGTATGTGGGCAGACACTGTGTAGGGCTAATTTAATGGACGGCGAAGTCGAAATAAAATGCCCACGATGTAAAAGAATAACATTGATTGAAAGCAAGATAAAGAGCAGAGAGAGCACAGATAAGTAGCTGAGTCAACCTGTCTTGATGATATAAGGCAGGTGATTATATGGCAGATGGTAAGGTTACTATAGAAACCATATTGGATTCCAGAGAATTTAATAAAGCTGTAAGAGAGCTATCTGGCACGACAAAAAAAGGGCTTAAAGTTGTCACTGAAGCTGTTGCAAGTACCGCAACTGCTTTGGGAGGATTAGGGCTGCTTGCCATTAAGCAGGGCATTGCTTTTGAAAGTGCATTTGCGGGTGTTAAAAAGACTGTGGATGCAACGGACAAAGAGCTTGCTGAATTTGAGCAAGGCATACGAGATATGGCAAAATCTATGCCTCAGTCAGCGACTGCTATTGCCTCAGTCGCAGAGGCAGCAGGTCAGCTGGGCATCAAAAATGAGAACTTATTGCAATTTACGAAAACAATGGTAATGCTTGGAGATGCGACAAACATGACGTCTGACGAGGCAGCTACTGCTCTTGCTAGATTTGCCAACATAACTGGCATGAGTCAAGATAATTTTGATAAGCTTGGGTCTACTATCGTAGCGCTTGGAAATAATCTTGCTACAACCGAGTCAGAAATTGTGGACATGGCGATGAGAATCGCAGGTGCGGGTCACCAAGTAGGGCTTACTGAAGCTCAAATCATGGCATTCTCCGGAGCGTTATCTTCTGTCGGAATAGAAGCTGAAGCGGGTGGAACAGCCTTTTCCAACTTGATTTCGAAGATGAACCTTGCAACACAAAAGGGTGGTGAACAGTTAGAACAATTTGCTTCTGTTGCAGGAATGAGTGCTGACGAATTTAAAAAGGCATTTGAAGAGGATGCAGCGAGTGCAATCATAAGCTTTATTAAAGGGCTCGACAACATAAACAAAAATGGGGGGTCTGCAATTAAGACACTCGATGAGATAGGGCTATCTGATATACGTATGCGAGATGCACTATTAAGAGCATCAGGTGCAAGCGATGTATTTAGTAAAGCGCTGTCGATAGGCACAAAAGCCTGGAGCGAAAATACCGCGCTCACACACGAAGCAGAAGAGCGATATAAGACTCTTGAATCAAGGCTAGGAATATTCAAAAACACCATAACAGACATAGGTATATCACTCTACAAGTCAGTAGATACCCCTTTGGGCGATATTGTAACTTCAGCAACAGACGCAGCCAACGGATTGTCTAAAGCATTTGAGCAGGACGGTATTCAAGGGCTTGCAAAGGCAATAGGAGATGTATTAGCTGATGCGGCAACTGCTGCAGCAAAACACGCTCCTGAACTAATTTCTGCCGGGGCTAAAACTGTTAAAGCTTTTGTAGATGGATTATATGCTCACCGAGACGAAATTATTTCTGCTGCAGGTGATATGGCAATGGCGCTTGCTAGTGGTATCGCCGATATGCTCCCTAAAGGTCTAGGAAACACAATTAAAAATCTCACAGAGGTGACTATTTCTATTGCTAAGCCTCTACTAAAGATGGCTGATGGGTTGCTTAGAATTGCATCTGCTGGATCTAGCCTAGCTCCAATACTTGTTGGATTAATTGGGGCGTTCAAAATACACTCAAAGCTCACACCAATCATACGACTATATAAAGAGTTTGTCGTTGCACAAAAGGCACTAGGTACGGCTATGGCAGTATCGATGGTCAGCGAAAAAGGAGCTACTGCTGCGCGAATCGCAAACAATGCTGTTACAACATTTGCTGCAGCTAAGGCAAAAGCGCTAGCAGCTGCAGAAACACGAAATGCATTAGCAACCGCAGGCGGAACTACAGCAACAATAGCAAATACTATGGCTGTACAGGCTCAGGGAGTTGCAGCAGGTATTGCTGCAGTTGCTACAAAGGGACTTAGCGCAGCGATGTCATTTTTGGGCGGACCAATGGGGCTCATAATAACTGCGGTCGGAGCGTTAGCTGGTGCATTTTTACTGTTATCAAAAAAAGAAGAGAGCGAAGCAGAAAAGTCAAGAAAAGCCATAGAGGAAAAGAAGAAGAAAATCTATGAGCTTCGAGACGCATATAAGGAATCAATTAAGACCGCTGAGGAGCAACTCGAAAAAGACTTAATCCAGATCAATAACACGAAAAAACTTGCTCAGGAACTAGGAGCAATAGTTGACGCAAACGGTAGAGTAAAAGATGGCTACCAGGACCGTGCAAACTTTATTGTTGGTCAGTTAAAGGAAGCAACTGGGCTTGAAATACAGATGGTAGATGGAGTTATACAAAAGTATGACGAAATCAAAGGGCAAATTGACAGCTATATCGAGAAAAAGAAAGCTGAAATCATACTTAAGTCGAATGAAGAAGGTTATAAAAAAGCACTAGAGCTACAGCAAAAAGAAGTAGATATGTATGTTCAGCAGAAGAAAGAGCTTGATGAGATTGTTCAAAAGCGAAAAGAAGCTGAAAAGAAAACCAAAGGAGTATATGGACAGGAGTTGGCAGATGCTCAAGATGCGCTCGAACAGCAAAAACAACTTGAGTCAAAAAAACGTAAGGAGATTTCAAAGACAGAAAAATCCCTAAAAGATTCACTAGCAACACGAAAAGCATATGAGAAAATGTATGCAGACTTTGAGGCAGGAAATTACTCTGAAATAACAATGATTGCAGAGGAGCATGCTAAAAAAATGTCTGAGATTGAGGGTATGAAAAAGGATGACCTCAAAGCCACGATTAAGGACAAGGAAGATAATTTGGCCTACCTCAAAGAATTGCAAAAGGACTTTAATACGCAAGAAGTTCAGGACGCAATAGAGGCCTCTGAACAGGAACTTCAGCTTGCTCGCGATAAGTATAAAAGTATGGAGAGCGAGACGAAGAGTGGTGGAGACAAAGTTGCAAAGGCATCAGGCGATGCTGCCATGAGCGCATTTAATGCGGCAGTTAATGCAAGAAATTCATGCGACTGGAGTGGCTTGGGTCAAAGCTTTTGTGATGGCATAATTGCTGGCATTAATGCTGGAGCACAAGCCGTCAAAAATGCAGTTGCAAACGTAGTAGAGCAATCAGATAAAGCCGGACGCAAAAAGGCTAGAATGAATTCTCCATCAAAGCTATTTAGAGATGGACTCGGTAAGTCGTTTCCTGAAGGCATGGCTGTCGGGGTAAGCAGGAACGCATATCTCCTTGACAGAGCTATCGAGGAGAGTATAGAGCATGCACTTAGAGCCGGAAGCAAAGTAAGTACTGGCATAGATAATGCGATAAGCGGCATTGATGTAGATGTCAACTTTGCAAAAATCAATACTGCTATAAGTAATCAAAAGAGCGTAGTTCCAAAGGCTATCTATGGAACCGCTAATGCAGGAAGTGTACAAGTACCAGGTGCAACAAAAATTGAGCAAACAATAATATTTGAAGATAAAATACAGTCTCCAGCAGACATAGCAAGAGCTATACGTAAAGAGGCTGTTATTTTAGGTTTAGGAGGACATTAGTGAGCAAGAAATTTGAGCTATTTGAACTAAATGTAATACGGTCAGATGGGCTAAGGCATACGTTAGGAAAAGAAGATTGGGGAGTAGAATCCCTAACAGGTGTCGACTTCCCTGAGATTGAGATTTTTAGTGAACCTCGAGGCTATGGAAACGGTGATATTGTAACGGGCAAACGCAAGAAATCAAGACTAATTACATTCATGGCATCTTTCAGAGCTAGTGATGATAAATATGAATCGGAACGCAGAACTGTACTCGGATTTTACAATTCGAATTACACATATCAACTTGAGGTTACATATCTAGGCAATACGCTTTTAGCAAAAGAATGCGAACTAGTAGCGGCCAATTATCCAAGCGCAAATATATATGATAGTCCTGACTTGTCAATTAGTCTTATGTCGCCTTACCCAGATCTATTCGCAGACAACAAAGAAACAACAAGCTTTTCATCCGTGACACCTATGTGGCACTGGAAAAGGTACTATGCTCCAGGAGGGGGTAAGCTCGCATTTGGTGAGATAACAAAGACTGACAAAAAAGTAATTAATTATCTCGGAAGCGAACCGGCTCCAATCGTTATCACAATAAAATCAACTGGATATGTCCCTGGTATTGACATCGAGATGGGACTAATTAATACAAGCGTTAAAACAGTCTTAAATGCGGCTGACGTCCTCGTTATTGATTGCGACAAGCGAACGGTCAAAAAGAATGGTAAAGACGTGCCATACAGCGATTTTGACGCTAGAGACCTCATGCAGATGGTACTTGGCTATGGTGATAATCAAATCAAAATATCAAAAGACGGCAATACAGCATTTACCGCAGAAGTAAGCTATGTTGGTAGGTATGGAGGTGTGTAAATGATTAAGTGCTTAAACAAATTCGGAGACGAACTCAAAATGATTGACTTCATTGAGCTTCAATGGAGTCGAAAGTATTTCGAGTGTGGGTCATTCGTACTATATATTGCAGCTAAGGACTATGACCCGAATGTAAAGTACATTCAGTGCGTTGGACGTCCGGAAACTGCGATGGTGCAAAAGGTCGTTTACGAGGAGAAAAGTAACGGTGAGTTTATCACCTTGTCAGGCTTTTTTGTTGACAAAGTGCTCGATTGGAGCGCTTATACGATACCAATTTCGACGGTGACTTTTAAAGGCAAGGCTGAAGTCAAAAAGAGGCTAACGCAATGGTTACTCGAGACAGTGAGTGATAAATACGCTCAGCCTAAAGATGTATATGAAAAACCACATTGGGCCGTAGAAGGTAGCGCGGTTAATGGTGCAAGGCTCAGCGCAGATAGTGATGTACCAAACGAGCTATCTATAAGCGCAGAGCTCGGTGAAAGTACAGGCTCTGCTATACGAAAAGCCTTAAAGTCTGCAGGATATACACTTATTTGCAGACCAATTTTCTCTGAAAATGAAGAACCAGGCAAACCACTTCTAGGCATTGAGTTGCACATTCAAAAAGGACGTGATTTGCGTGATGACGTGTTTTTCGGAGAGGCTTGGGGCAATATCTCAAAATGCGAATATGCATGTGATGAAAGCGGGATATATAGTGGCTTTTTAGCGAGTCAAGAAATTCCTGATGACTTTAAGACGTCAAACGAAGTACACGGCTTTTGGAAGGACGGCAAAAAGGTCAGGGCGATACACGAATACGTACAGTTTGATAACAACGTACCTAGTAATCTTGGGCACTGTATTCCGCTCAAAGTTTTTAGTGCAAGCATAAGCGGAGTCGAGATCAAGAGTGAAAACGAGGCGCTCATAAGGTCAAAAATGAGAGATGCAGCAAAACTAGAGATGTTAAATAACTACAAGCAAGAAACTATTTCAGTTGATGTATTGCAACATCGTTTTTACTACCTCAAAGACTACGACCTCGGCGATATTTGTACAATCAATATTGACTCAATACAAAAAGAATTTACTTCTAGGCTAGTCGAAGTTCGAGAGGTGCATGCAAAAAATAAAGTGGATATAGAGCTTGTTTTCGGAACTCCAAACAGGCAAACATATAGAAAGGTGGATGTATAGTATGGCAAAGAGTTTTCCATTTGAATCAAAAAGGATAATTGGTAATGAGTGGGACAGAGCAATCACAGCTCAGGACGAGAGAGATTTTAATAAGCTGTGTTGGGGCAACGGCGTATTTATTAACCCAATTGATGGGCTGATGGTCACAGCTCACGGAGGCATGACCGTTAATGTAAAGCCCGGTGGCGCAATCATTGAGGGTGCAGTCTTTAAGGAGAGTAGCAACAGACAGATTACATTGTCTCAAGCATCGAGCCTGCCTCGTATAGATCGTATCGTTTTAAGATTTGATACCGCAGAGGACAGACGAGACATTGACATCTATTTAAAAGAGGGTGTTGCGGCAACAAATCCGGTTGCCCAGGATCTAATCCGCGAGTCAAACTACTACGAACTGGCAATCGCTGACATCTATATCCCGGCTCGTACAACCTCGATTGAATCCGTCAATATATCCGATACAAGGATGGATGCGAACCTTTGTGGTTGGGTAGTTCCGGCTGTAGAGTATCGCGGACTATTTGATAACCTATGGCTACAGCTGCGTGATAGCTTCGGAACCGTGAACTCAGCACTATCCGGCACACTTGCCCAGGATCTCAAGCAAGAAATTAAAGTCACAGATGAAAAGTACGCAGACCAGATAAAGCGAGTTAGAGACGACATGGGTAACGCAAGCATGTTAAAAACCAGCGCAAGAAATCTCGCAGATGCAATTAATGAGCTATATAACGGAGGTGGAAGAGCTCAAGATTATGTCATGGAGCAAGGCGAAGTCGATGGATGGCAGTTCGTGAAATGGAAGAGGGGGAGATTAGAGCTTATTAAGACAGCCGATTCGGACTCTAGATCAGGATGGACTGCTGGAGCCTGGAATAACATGATTTTTAACAGAAAAACGTTTACATTCCCATCGTCTTGTCGATTTATTGCAAAGCCAACTGTAATGGCGTCAGCACAGATTGGCAACGGTTATTCGTTCGCTGCTCAAACAATCAATACGCAAAATACAACGATGTTGACGGTAGCTGCGAGTCAGAGCTCAGCATCTGCAGATATTTTAAACTTACAGATTTATGCGATAGGTAAGTGGAAATAGGAGGGGCGTATGGAAAGAGCGATAATAATCGCAGTATTTGCATCAACGGGACTATGGAGTTTTATCAGTATGCTAGTGCAGAGGTATATGGAGCGCAAGAGCGACTATGCGATGATGATGAGAGGTCTAGGACATGATCGCATATGCTATTTGGGAGAGTATTACATCAAGCGTGGATGCATCACAAGAGATGAATATGAAAATCTTGTAGACTATCTTTATATCCCATATAAGAATTTAGGGGGCAATGGTACGGCCGAAAAAGTCATAAATGAAGTAAAGCAATTACCGTTAAAAGATAATTGTAATGTTTAAACAGTTGGTTAATCGGCAGCGCTTAGCTGCCTTTTTTATTCATTGCAGGAGGTAAAAGAATGAAGAAAAGAATGAAGAACAGAAATTGGAAAGATTGGGGAAAAAAAGCGGGCATTAGAGCAGTTAAGACAATGGCAGAGGCTGCACTTGGTGTTATAGGCACTGCAACCTTTACAGGCGAAGTTCGTTGGGGGCAAGTAATAAGTGCAGCAGTATTGGCTGGAATCATAACACTGCTTGTAAATGCCAAAGGTATGCCTGAACTCGATGAGGAAGTTAAAAACTTCAAGGACTTGGAGGATTAATATATGTTGCACGGAATTGATATTTCAGGATGGCAAGAGGGGATACAGCTAGCAAGTGTACCCGCAGATTTTGTAATAATCAAAGGAACAGGCGGTGCTGGATATGTATCGGCAGAATGTGACGGCTTCGTACAGCAAGCAAAGGCCGCAGGAAAATTAATCGGAGTATACCACTTTGCTCGTGAGGTTGGTTTTGGCGGAACTCCTGAAGAAGAAGCACAGTGGTTTGTAGATAACTGTGGTGCATACTTCGATGGCACGGTTATTCCAGTGTTAGACTTCGAGCAGGATGTGTATTTAGGCGCAGAATGGGCAAAAGCTTGGCTCGATGCAGTTTATAGACTTATAGGTGTAAAATCACTGTTTTACAGTTATTTAAGCTTCATTGAGAGCCACGATTGTAGCGCTATAGCTAATGCAGATTATGGATTGTGGGTAGCTCAGTATGATAACAATAATGCAACAGGATATCTCGAAAAGGCTGCACCATATGTGCCATATTGGAGCGTTGTTGCAATGTATCAGTACACATCGCATGGATATCTAAGTGGATACAACAAGAGACTTGATCTTGATGTATTTTATGGCGATGCAGATACATGGTATGCATATGCGAGGAAGCAGGGCGAAAAAGTGACGCAAGTTATTACACCAAAACCTAAGCGAGTCGATATTGGTGCAGAGGTTGTCAAATACGCAGGCGATGACAGGTATGCAACATCCGATATCATAGACAAGGAGTTTGCAAAAGCAAATAAGGTGATTGTTTCAGGTAAAAACTTCCCTGACGGAATAAGTGCAGCATTTCTCGCAAAAGCAAATAAGGCAAACATAGTGCTAGATCATCCTGAGTTATCTTATGGGCTCGAAACGTATATTGTTGGTGGCGATATAGTAAACAAGGGTGGAGCAAAAGTAATAAAGGGAGATACTAGATACGATACAAATCTAGAAGTTCTGAAAGAATGCTTTTCAAAGACAAAATCTATCATTGTTACTAATGGAAACGATTGGGCTGATGGCGTATCCACACTTACAGCAAATATTCCAGTGCTTATAGTTTCCGAGTTCGTAAAAGCGAATCAAATTGTAGAACTAAAAAAACACAATGATTTACACTTTATAATTGTGGGCGATACAGGTGTTGTTAATACTACTGTAGAAAAGCAGCTTTCTGAGATTGGTAGCGTCGAAAGAGTCAAGGGGGCAGATCGTTTTGAAACGTCGAGAAAAATTGCAGAGCGTTTTTTCCCATCAGCTGAAGAGGCTATTGTAGTTGCTTCATGGGCCGACGCAATCGTTTCAAGTAACATAGGTGAAATGCCTATACTTCTTATAGGAGAAAATAATACAGCTGAAGCAAGGGCATATATCGCATCTCATGGGGTGAAGAGAGCATATGCTGTTGGGCTTGCTTGTGAGCTTGTGGTATAGTAGTTAAATCAAGAGGGCATTTGCCCTCTTTTTTTATTGCTATAAATGAAGAATCCGTACACGATTTGTACACGTTTTTTTTAAATATTACATGTTCAAATATAAAGAAGTGAATATGAAAACATTGGAAAATGAGCATTTGTGAACGCAAACAAAAATAAGAAAAACTATAAAATTACTCTCGCCATCTCCACCAAAACAAGCTGCCCCACGACTGGATTAACCAGAGTGGTTAGGCAGCTTTTTCGTTAGTTCTACCTGCGACTGATGAAACTTGTAGATATTAATGCAGCTGCAGCCCGAACGTGAATTTTGAACAAAGAAAGTAATACGAATATAAAAAGAAGAAAGGAAAAAATATGAAAATCAAAGTGACAAAAAGACCGACAACTACAAAAGAAAAAGTTATTGGAGGAATAGGGTGGATAGCAGTGATTGGATGCATTGCTTATCTAATTATAAAATAGAACTGTATGTGTCGAATGAAAGTATATCGGATATACTGAACTCGTACCCTACACAAGGAGCAAACTATGCAAAACATTATTATCCGAGAAGCAACTCCCGCCGATGCGGCAGCCTGAATGAAGCATTCAAGAAGATTGGGCTCTGAAACTGATAACCTTTCATTTGGAGCAGATGGATTTCCTATTTCACTTGAAGGCGAGAAGGAATATATAGAAATGATGCATGCGGATCCTCACTCCGTCCTTTATGTTGCCGTAAGGGGTGATGAGGTCGTGGGTACAGTCAGCCTAAATGGTCTTCCGAGGAGGATGAGCCATCGTGCTGAGCTGGGAATTACTGTTTTGATGTCTGAATGGGGCAAGGGTCTTGGAAGTAGGCTCATGGAAACGGTGATTGACTTTGCCGAAAAAAGTGGCATTGAAATCATTGAACTTGCTGTTAGGAGTGACAATGAGAGGGCGACTAGACTCTATAAGAAACACGGTTTTGAGAGTATTGGGGTGTATAAATCATATTTCAAAATAGATGAAAAATATGTTGATTTCAAGCTAATGAATCTATATTTCACT